GGCAATCGTCAATATGCAGACTCTTGGCCAAACGGCTTGGCAGTAACCGGCGCAGTTGGTTATGTGGCCCACGACCCTGAAACTTTGTTCCGGGTTCAGGCTTCGACCGCCAGCTTCAACGCGGTTGCCGCTGTCGGCACCAGCTACGGCTTGCTGAACTTCGGTTCAGGTAACACTGCAACTGGTCGTTCAACTGCTGCTCTCGACATTGCTTCGGGTGCCGCAACGACCAACCCGCTTAAGGTTGTTGATATTGCTACCTTGCCCGACAACACCAACGCATCCGGTTTTGTGGACGTTCTCGTTCGCATCAACCAAGGTTGCCACATCTTTGAACGCGCATAGGGAGTATTGATCAATGGCTTTTTCACGCGCCGACCAACAGAAACAACTTGTCCCCGGCCTGAACGTACTGTTCGGTGCTGACTACAAGACCTATGCTCCAGAGCATCAGCAGTTTTACGAAACCTCGACTTCGAAGAAAGCCTTCGAAGAAGACGTGAAACTGGTGCTCTTGGGCAACGCCGAATTGAAGCAAGAAGGTGCCGCCGTCAGCTATGACGATGCCGCAGGCGAAGCCTTCACTGCTCGCTACGATCACGTCACGATCGCCATGGGCTTCCGTATCACGGAAGAAGCTCTCGAAGACAACTTGTATGTCTCGATGGCCCAACGCATGACGAAAGCTATGGCGCGTTCGATGGCGAACACCAAGCAAATTCGCGCTATGGACCCAATCAACCGCGGCTTCACCAGCTTCAACGGCGGCGACGGTGTGACTTTGTTCAACACCGCTCACCCAACCGCATCTGGTGCGACCAATGCAAACCGCCCAACCACTCCTGTTGACTTGAACGAAACGGCTCTCGAAGCTGCTGCCATTCAAATCGCTGGCTGGGTTGACGAACGTGGTTTGCTTATCCAAGCCGTCGGCAAGCAACTGATTGTGCCGACCGCACTTCAGTTCACCGCCAAGCGCGTCCTTGGTTCTGATCTCCGCGTCAGCACTGCTGACAACGACATCAACGCCATCAAGGCGATGGGCACCTACGGTCAAGACTTCCGTATCAACCACTTCTTGACCGACCCAAATGCTTGGTTCGTAAAGACCGACGTTCCAAACAGCTTGCGTCATTTTGAACGTGTTGCCTTGAAGACCGCCAGTGAGGGCGATTTTGACACAGGCAACTTCAAATTTAAATGTCGCACCAGATATTCGTTTGGAGTTAGCGATCCGTTGGGTGTTTGGGGTTCTCCGGGTTCCACCTAAAAACCTCAACCAAAACAAAGAAAAGGCCTCGGAAACGGGGCCTTTTTATTTTGCCTATTGACGTTAGGTGGGTTTACGATTAAATTAGTTTTGTATTTAAAATAAGGAAAACCCCGTGGTCTCGTGCATCTATAAAATCATTAATCTGGCAAACCGTAAATTCTATATCGGTAGCACAAAGTACTCTAAAGATAGGTTCCGTCAGCACCGAAAATTACTGCGGAACAATCGCCACCATTGTAAGCACCTACAAGCCTCTTGGAATAAACATGGCGAGGACGCATTTGTTTTTGAGATAGTGGAGCGGTTAGAACCACATTTACTGGAAGCACGAGAAGACGAATTACTCAAGCAGTGGTACGGAGATAGACGCCTCTACAACACGGGTTCCTCCGCTCGCGCGCCGTTTCGCGGTGTCTATGGAGCTAAGCATCCGCAATTCGGTTTGCCAAAGAGTGAGCAACATCGCGCCGATATATCTCGGACTCTTAAAGAGTTTTACGCTGAAGATTATTTTAATCATCCACGCGTAGGTAAAAAGCACAGCGAAGAATCGAAAGAAAAAATGCGGCGCAACGCTGCTTCGTTTAAAGGGGAGAACCACTACCGCTATGGTCAAACCGTATCTGAAGAAGTCCGCAAAAAGATTGGCGATACCCAACGTGGCGTAAAGAAAGGTCCGCGAACACTTACGCCTGAAGGGTACCGGAAGATATGCGACGCCGCGGCTAAACGCCGTGGACTACCAGGTACGCCAATGTCGGCAGAACTACGGGAGAAGCTAAGTAAGCGCGTGCGTGTCGTCGGCCCGGAGTTCAATCAAATCTTCCATAGCGTCACCGCAGCCTCCGAGCATTTGAAGGTTCCGTCGTCTGCGATATTTCCACACTTGAGTAAAGATTCATGCCACTGGCGCGGCAAGTTGAAAGGTTGGTTTTTCTCCTATGATCTTTCTGAAGAAAAAGCCCTTGAAATGTGCGATCCACTGTGGCAGGATCAGAAGATACTAGCCTGCAAAAATCGGCCAGATAAGAAGCGGTGCGGGCGAAAGCCTCTTGACGCTCTTACCCTTTTGTGCGTATAGGAAGTAAAGTAATTCTACTTGCTTTTACACGCTTTTGCAGGAGCCTTCCATGGCCGCAACTAACTTCTCCGGTCCTATCATCGACCACGACGGCGACACTGCACTGCCAGGTAACTTGGTTGCTGTTCAGAAAACTGTTCCTGTTACCATTGTTGACGGTGCTGCTGCCGGCACCTTCCGCCTCCCTGCGGGCGCTTTTGTCCAGCACCTCTGGGCTGAAACACCTGTCGTAATCCCCGGCACTCCGACCAACACCAACTTGCGTCTTGGTTCTGCGGCTAACGGCAACCAATACGTCGCTGACGTAGACGTCAAAGCAGCGGGCGTCATCGCGACTACCCTGACCTTGGCAGGTCGTCGCGCTTCTGGTGTTGTCCACTTCACCGTAGCGTCTTCGGGCGGTACGGCTGCGTCGCAAGACGGGACTGTGAACATTATTGTCGCCTACGCATACACTGCGTAAGTTGACTAGCCCGCAGTAAATCGAAGCAGGCCGTAGATCAACATGGTCTGCGGCCTTTCTTTTAGGAGCCACCCATGGCTGATGCCAGAATTACACGCGACGAACGGTCTTTAGTCGAAACTCTCGGTGTACCGGGCTTAGCTCGCCAACTTACCGCGGGGGCTGTCAGCGCAAATACCCCGTTGACGGTCGGTTGTAACCGTGTTTCGCTTTTAGCGGTAGGCGCAGACATTCGGTATGCGGTAGGGTCCGCTACCCAAATCGCGAGCGCTACGTCGCATTTGCTTCTAGCAAACACCCGCCTTGATATTGCGCTACCGTTGACTGCAAACATAGCAGTACAGCGCGCTGGTGGAACAGACGGCACCTTGCACGTCACCGAATGGCTACAGGCACAGTAATGACCGCGCGGCGCATTACGCTTTCTGAAGCAGAACTCGAAGCCATGATGGAGCGCGCGGCTAAGTCGGGCGCACATGAAGCCCTGTCAGAACTTGGACTGTTCGATATTGACGATCGACCAGCCGCAGCACGTGACATAAAAGATTTACGTGATATACTTAAGATATTCAGAGACATTCAAACCGACGCCGTAAAGGGGTTGTTTGCTTGGCTCGGTAGAGGGGTTATCACCGTGATAATTTTTGGCGCAGTTGTCTGGATGGCTCGCGGCGGGATTGTAATCGAGGCACCAAAATGACAGAGGTTACAACAAAGCCCCGCTGGGTCTGGCGTCGCGTATTAACCTACTTCGGCTTCACGGCTCTGTTAGCCATCGCTGCCGTCGGAGTGTTCCGTACTCCTGATCCTCAGTGGGTGGCTATCGCGGCTATCATTAGTGCCTGGCTCATGCACACAGTATATGTGACGTCGGCAACCTTTGAAGACTTCACTCGTTTGACGCGCGCAGCGGCAGAAGGTATTCAGGCCGCACGAGGAGATGGCTGATGACTGACATCAAACGAATCGGTAAAGCAGGTCTTGACCTTATCAAAGAATTTGAAGGTCTGAAGCTACGCGCGTATCTGTGCCCTGCAAAAGTGTGGACTATCGGCTACGGCTCGACAGGTCCGCACGTCACTGCCGGAAAAGTCATCACGAACGCTGAAGCAGAAGACTTGCTCAAGGAAGACTTGGCTCGATTTGAACGCGCTGTCACGGGTTTTGTTACCGTCCCGCTTACCCAGAACCAGTACGACGCTCTGGTATCGTTTGCGTTCAATGTCGGCATCTCGGCCTTGGAACGTTCCACCTTGCTGAGGCGCGTAAACGCCAAGCGGTTCGACGACGTACCCGCGGAGTTTCTTAAATGGAACCGCGCGGGAGGCCGTCCTCTTGCGGGCCTGACACGCCGTCGGGCTGCTGAAGCCGCGTTGTTCAAGTCATGAACAAATATCTAATCGTCGCGATCGCTATACTCACAGGCGTATCATCTGCCCTTGGCTGGTTCTTATATAACCAAATCCAAGAAAACGGTATGTTGAGTAAAGAACTCCAAGATATGGCTGGTGAGTTAGAAGCGCAAAGACTGGCGGCTAAGCTCGACCAACAAGAAGCGCGTGACAATTACGAAGCCTCCAGTCGATCTTGCCAAAACGCTATTAGGTCTGCGGTGGAAGCCGTGCGCCTTAAACCAATCGAGGTTCCACGATATGTTGAGAATGGCGATCCTAATCCCTTGTGCCCTGCTATCAGCTTGCGCGACGCCCAAAATTCTGGAGTTGGACCGTTCGTGCCCACCGGCCCTGACAGCAAAGATTGAGCCCGAACCTGTAGCTCCTGCGGATGCGCTTATGAACGAAGTGGCTACGGTGTTCATAGCCTCCGAGTTGATACCGTATATGCGCCGGAACATCGAACGACTTGATCAAGGTCGTGCGTGGTGTCTTAAAAAATGATCCGCTCTGTTGATCCGGTTGAAGACGCCAAGGATGACCTTGACGCGCTTAAGCCATTTGCGACAGACCGTCAGCGTGAATATATCGACGCTATTCTGACCTATGGCGGGATGAAAGCGGCAAGCAAAGTCCTCGGCGTTTCGCATACAACAATCAGTAAAGCCATCAAAGCCACCCGAATTAAAGCCGCCATGCAAGGGCATTCGCCCGCGCACGACATGGTGCATAAAGTTCCAGACCCTTATATCATCAAAGGTGTTTCGACTTATTACAATCGGGACGGCGAACCTACAGGCCAGTGGGTCAAGTCGAGTTTAGATCAAGCCGCGTATCAAGCTGCGCTTCAAGCTATGGCCGATGGTATATCAGCCGGTATAACGCCACGAGCTACGATCCCGAAACCGACAGAGGTAGATACCGACCTACTCACGGTCTATCCGCTTGGCGATCCCCACTCAGGTCTATACTCGTGGATCAAGGAAACCGGCCAAGCGTTCGATATGGCGGAGTACGAGCGTATCAACACGCTCGCTATTGACGCGATCATGTTGGGTTCCCCTAAGAGCGACACTGCTTTGTACATTGATCTTGGGGACACAACCCATGCCAGCGATGACAAAAAGCGCACGCCAGGATCAGGACACTATCTTGATGTCTCGGGCCGTATCTGTGAAGCCATCGAAAGTTCCTTCAAACTTAAAGCATATCATATCGACAGATTATTAGAACACCACAACAATGTTATATTTAGATTAAACCGAGGCAATCACGATCCGGTCACTGCGGTGGCTATCTCTGGCATGGTTCGGGAACGGTATCGGCTTAATCCCCGCGTCACGGTAGTCGATCCATACAACCCCTACTGGTATTATGAGTTCGGTAAAGTCATGATCGCCACTGCCCACGGCGACGGGGCGAAGGCTCCTCAGATGGGTCCGGTCATGGCAAACGATCAAGCCGAGATGTGGGGACGGACTAAACATCGCTACTGTTTCTTGGGCCACGTTCACCACTGGAAGGGTGAGAATTTCCCCGGCGTCACGGTAGAATACTTCGGAACCTTAGCTGCACCAGACTTCTACAGCCACCATGCTGGGTACAGATCGACGCGAGAAATTAAGTCGATTACGCTCCATAGAGAACACGGCAGATGGGGCAGCGTAGAACGGAACGTTTCTGCATTTGCGTAACTTATCAGGTAGTCATAGTCACGGTATGAACCTACGATAAAATATGAAAACCACCTATCTGCATTTGCGTGATTACCTCAGACGGTAAAATTTGCAGGTAGAGCCGGTATAAAGCCCCCTGTTTATCGCGAACAGTAAGATTTATGGACAAATCATTTCTGCATTTGCGTAATTCCAACTATGGCTTTATCTGCGTGGCTGGTGTAGTAGAGACTTGACAAACTAAATCGGGAGATTCCCATGCCTATGAACCGTGCATCCATGAACAAGCAAATGACCAAATCCCCTATGCCAGCTAAAGGCAAAAAGGGTAAAGCAGCTATGCCTGCTCCGATGAAAATGAAAAAGGGTGGCAAGGTCTGCTAGGCATGGATAAGTATCGTCGGTTCAAGCGCGCAGAAATGCTGATACCCGGTCTTGCGATCAAGCACGAGCTTGCTCAACGAGACCGAGATATGCTTGAGCAGAGAACTGGCGAAGTGTCCGACCCTTATCTTAGACGGAAGCAGATGTTAGAGTCTGCTTACCAAGAGATTGCAGGGACTAAAGGTATGGCCCGTATGGCGCGGGCCGACCACAAGTATAAGACTGGCACGCACCGTTTGCGTTTGCTAGAACGTAAACTCTAAGGAGACCGCTGTGTCTAAAACCGACGCTTGGGAAAACGCCCTACTTCAGTTGTTGTTCAATAACACCAACGCCGCAAACATTGGCGATGCGACAGGCTTGCGCGGTTCTACTACTGCCGGCGCGCTGTTCTTTTCGCTGCATACTGCTGATCCGGGCGAGGCGGGAAACCAGACCACGAACGAAGTTTCCTACGGAAGCTATGCCCGTGTGTCAATCAACCGCGCTTCAGGCGCAGGCGGCTTTACTGTAACGGGCGCTAGTGTTTCTCCAACCACGCAACCTGTCAACTTCGCGGCTTGTACCAGTGGCTCTGCAACCGCTACTCACTTTGGTATCGGCACTGCTTCGAGCGGTACGGGAGTGCTGTTGTACAAAGGTGCGCTAAGCGCTTCTATCGCTATTTCCTCGGGCGTTACGCCACAAGCGCAGACCGTTACCGTTACGGAAGACTAATCTATGGGCCTCCTCGCCGATCTTGTTCAGCAATCCACAGCCACTACAGGCACAGGCACGGTGACACTAGGCGCTGCCGTGACTGGCTTCCGCACGGTTGCGGGGGCTGGGATTGCTGATGGCGTTGTCGTGTCCTACGTCATCCAAGACGGCACCAATCGCGAGACGGGCTCGGGGACTGTCGGCGGCTCTGGCACGACCCTGACCCGCACGCTTTTGGCATCATCGACGGGTTCGCTATTGAACCTTAGCGGCTCGGCTGTGGTTGGGATCGCGCCTAATGCGGTGGACTTTGTTTTCACAGGCAAGCAAACGATCTTCATCCCAGCCTCGGCAATGCTTCCGCGTGTGACTAACGGGCCTAGCCTTGGTTCGCTGGAAACAGCAACCAATCGCGTCAACGTCTCAACGCTGGACTTCGATCCAACCACGCAAGAGTTCGCGCAGTTCCAGATTGCTATGCCTAAATCGTGGGATGAAGGCACGGTGACTTACGAGGTGATCTGGTATCATCCAGCTACGACGGTCAACTTTGGCGTGGTATGGTCTCTAGCAGGCGTTGCCCTGTCAGACACCAATGCACTCGATACCGCCTTTGGAACAGCGGTGCAGGTCACCGATACGGGCGGTACGACCAACGCGCTCTATGATAGTCCAGAAAGCGGCGCGGTCACGATTGGCAATACGCCTGCCGAAAATGATTATGTCGTGTTTCAGGTCGCTCGGGTTCCTGCTGACGGGTCTGACACAATGGCTGTCGATGCTCGGCTGCTTGGCGTCCGCCTATTCTACACGACCAACGCAGGGAATGACGCCTGATGTTGCGGGTCAATCAGCTTAATGGGTTTGGAGGCTCCTACCCCAGACCGCTAGATAGCATTACAACGGCTGCGGCTTACGGGGTGAGACGACTTCGCACGCGCTATATTGGCGCGTTAATGCGAGTGCGTCGTTCAAGCGACAACGCAGAAATAGATATTGGGTTTACACCTTCGGGCGGTCTCAATACAACTTTGTTGCTGTCTCATTGCGGGGCGAGCAGTGGTTTTGTGACGATATGGTATGACCAATCCGGCAATGGTCGCAATATGGTTCAGGCTACACCTGGATCGCAGCCTAGAATTGTCAACGCAGGTACAGTAGACACATCCGGAGGCATACCCGCTATCGTATGCGATGCAACCAATGACACTATGGTTGCAGCGACATGGGGGACGGTCGCGCAGCCGTTTACCCGGAACGGAGTATTTGCTTTACCTTCGTCACTAGGAAGTTTCAGGCACATCACAAATACAGACACTGGCAGCCCAAACACTAGAGACTTTATCTTTCCGGGACCTGCTATAATGGTAAATGCGGGGACCGACGGCCCTTCGTCATCGGTTTCTTTAAACGAGCGTCTTGTTTATACATCTATTTTTAATAGTACATCCTCTGATCTTTTCAAAAATGGAACGTCAGGCGGGGTAGGTGACGCTGGGACAAATTCCACAAGAGGTATCAGTATAAACCGAAATGAAACAGGCACCAATTTTGGTGGTTTTATTTTCCAAGAGCTTGTTTTAATTGACAGCTTAATCTCTACAATCGACCGCCAATTTATCGAACGTAATCAAGGTGCTTATTATGGGATAACCGTAGCATGACCCAACTTCAAGAACACGCACTCATCGAAAACGGTCAGATCACCCGCACCGAGTGGTTCAAGCGCCCTAGCCTTGTGCCGGAAGGCGACTGGCGCGTGGTTGGTGAGGTCACGCCTGACTTTGATCCTGCGACACACCAACTCGGCAGCAAAACCTTGCAGGTGTTGGAGGATGGTACAGTGGCCTATGTCTGGTCTGTCGTTGAATTGCCGCCTCCGCAAGTGCCAGATCAAATCCAAATGTGGCAGGCTCGTGCAATCCTGTTTCGCTCTGGCTTGCTTGGCCAAGTCGAGCAGGCGGTGAAGGCGGCAACCAATCCCGAAATCGAAATTGCGTGGGAATATGCACCAAACGTAGTGCGGCAGTCTGCCTTCGTCTCGGCAATGGCCGCGGCCATCAATCTCGACAACGCAGCAATCGACAATCTATTCATCGAGGGGGCTAAGATCAGATAATGGCTGACAACGTAGGATATACCCCTGGCAGTGGCGCGAAGGTTGCCACCCGTGAGGTCACTTATTCTGGCGAG